GTACTATCAACATAGAGGAGCAAACTCTGTGCCATTAAAATTACTTATGGCTTTGAATAACTGGGAGCATTGGCGTAAGGGTAGTCAATTAAATAATGTAGAAATAAAAAACATATATCAATATTTAGGTTCAAGTGTATTACCTGGTTTTAGATCGGGTAAAACTTTACATTCTGATACAAAATATTTGATGAGAGATTGTAGAGCTGAACACGGTCTAGTAACTGATAGTGTTTGGTATGAGGCCTTTGACGGTTTAGATACTGTCACAGAAAACTACATTCGTAACATGCGGGCGAATGGTGAACAAATAAATAAAAATCCGCGTATCATTATGTCAACAATACATGGAGCGAAAGGAGGAGAAGCCGATAAAGTTTTGCTTATGCAGGACCTTACAAATGCAGCGTTAGAAACGATGAGTTATGATCCGGATGAATTACATCGATTGTTTTACACTGGAGCGACGAGAGCGAAGCGTGAATTGCATGTGTTAGATCCAAAGAACTTTGATCGTGCTTATATATTATGAAAATGAGTTTATCTTATTTAGCAGGATTCTTTGATGGAGAAGGTTGTATTACTACAGCTATGACTCCCAAATGGAATCCAAGAATGAAAAAATATTATGATTGTTTTACAATTAGAATGGAGGTGTGTAATACTGACTTTAAAATTATAGAAGATATATATAAATTTATGAAGGTAGGTGTAATATTAAAAATTAAACCACGTAAAACAGCAGCTGGAAATATGAGTAAGCCACAACTGCGTTGGCAAACTAGTCATAGACAAAGTTACCAGGTTATAAAAAAAATATTACCTTTCATGAGAGAAAAAAATAAAATTAAGAAAGCAAAGGAGGTAATTAAATTTTATGAAAAAGTTGCATAAAAAATTAAAACAAAAAGAAGTTATTGCCAGTGATGTAAAATCTAGTGAATTGGAGTCTATGTTTAAACAAATAGGTGGATCCCATTACATGTATTTTGACATTCAGCCCGCAGAATTTATCAACAGAAATAAGTTGCTTTTTGCGGAGGGCAACGCTATAAAGTATATATGTAGGCATTCCAAAAAGGGAGGCATACAAGATATAGACAAGGCAATACATTATCTAGAAATGGTGAAGGAGAGAGACTATAAGTGAGAAGTATACAAAGACCCCTATTTACCCCTGAAACAGAATGGGTTATTCCTGATGAACTCAAAGATCTTCGAGGTGCTAAAGAAATAGCTATCGATCTAGAGACTAATGATCCTAGGTTAAAAGAGCTAGGATCAGGTAATGTCACAGGAAGAGGGCACATTGCTGGCGTTGCGGTGGCTGTAGAGGGCTGGTCTGGCTATTATCCGATAAACCATGAGCAAGGTGGTAATATGGATCAAAAGCTGGTCTTTAAATGGCTTCAAGACATTTTAAATCAACAAAATACTACCTTTATATTTCATAATGCTATGTATGATGTGTGTTGGTTAAGGTCAGCAGGGTTGACCATTAAAGGACACATTGTTGACACAATGATTGCAGCATCTTTGATTGATGAAAACAGACTATCATATCGATTAGATATACTTTCAAAACACTATACTGGTTTAGGTAAGGATGAAAAAATTTTATTAGAAGCTGCAAAAGAATATGGTGTAGATGCAAAAGCAGATATGTGGAGATTGCCTCCAATGTTTGTAGGTCAATATGCAGAACGAGATGCAGAATCAACTTTAAAACTTTGGCAGAGATTAAAAGTAGAATTATATAATCAAGAACTGATGGACATATTTAACTTGGAAACAAGATTGTTTCCATGTTTAGTTGATATGAGATTTAAAGGAGTGAAAGTTGATTTAGAAAAAGCACAAAATATTAAACTAAATTTAATTAAAAGGGAAGAGACTTTAATCAAAAAAATAAAAGATTTAACTGGTGTTGAAGTAGAAATTATGGCAGCTAGATCTATTGCAAAAGCTTTTGATAAACTTAAACTTCCTTATGATAGAACAGCTAAAAGTAAAGAACCAAGTTTTACAAAAAACTTTTTACAAAATCACCCACACGAATTACCACAAGCTATTGCAGAAGCAAGAGAACTAAACAAAGCTCACACAACTTTTATAGATTCAATAACTAAACATGCAGTTAAAGATAGAATACATGCAGACATAAATCAAATTAGATCAGATGCAGGTGGAACAGTAACAGGTAGATTTAGTATGTCTAATCCAAACTTACAGCAGATACCTGCAAGACATCCCGAACTTGGTCCAATGATAAGATCTATATTTATACCGGAAGAAAAATGTAAATGGGGATCGTTTGACTACTCACAACAAGAACCTAGAATATTAGTTCACTATGCTAAACTACAAAACTTAACTGGTGTTGATGAAATTGTTGATGCATACAATGCAGGTGACGCAGACTTCCACCAGGTTGTTGCAGACATGGCAGGTATAGAACGTAAACAAGCCAAGACAATTAATTTAGGTTTGATGTATGGTATGGGTAAAAATAAATTGATGGCAGAACTAGGATTAATGAAAGAGTCTGCAGAAAAATTAATTAGACAATATCATTCGAAAGCACCATTTGTAAAACAACTTATGGATAATGTATCTCGTAAAGCAAATGATAGAGGTAAGATTAGAACTTTACTAGGTCGTGCGTGTCATTTTGATTTATGGCAACCTGTTCAATTTGGGGTTTTTAAACCTTTACCATTAGAACAAGCTAGAAAAGAATATGATGAGCCATTAAAAAGAGCTTTTACTTACAAAGCTTTAAACAAATTAATACAAGGATCTGCAGCTGATATGACAAAAAAATCTATGGTATCTTTATATGAAAATGGTATAATACCTCACATACAGATTCACGATGAAGTCGATATATCTGTTGAATCTGCAAAAAAGGCTGAAGATATAATTAAAATAATGGAAGAAGCTGTTGAATTACAGGTTCCAAATAAAGTTGATTATGAATCAGGCGATAACTGGGGAGAGATAAAATAAATGTATGGCATACTTAAACGCAAATATACCAGCAACTTACGCACAGATCAGAAAAGAATATCTTTATGATCTTAAAAAACATCATGGAGAAGTTGAAGATTGTATTATCTTTGGCATATCGTGTATGGGTGGAAGGGCTATATTATTTCATGCTATTATGGGTAACGGTGCAATTTTTTATCGCCTTCCAATTAGCGCGTTTATTCAACAAGGATTTAAGCCAGGCGAAGTACCAAGAAGACGTTTGGATGAATTGGAGCTTTGGAATTCTTTTAGTTATTATCCTGCTGTTACTTGTTGGTCTATTTTAAGCGCAGCTTCCGGTAAATACATTGGTAAAGATAAAAAGTGGCATCACGGTAGATATTTATTTACGGTTGACTTTGCTCACCCAGAAACTAATATAATGGATCCGGACCATTCCGAGATACCGCACGAACATAAGTGCGCTCACATAATTGCTCTCGATGATGGCAATTTTGCTGCACAACCTAACAACAGATGTATTTGGGATTTACCTTCTTTTACTGTGAAAGATAATATTCCAGACTGGAAAGTGCAGACTAATGAGTGGAACGTTGAGGACACAGGTAAGTGGAAAACAGAAGATACTGACAAGTTCTTCTACGAAATAGAGGAAAAAAAACATGAGCTTTAAACAATTAAAAGAAAAAAAACAAAAGCTAATAGATAAAATTAAGAACACGATTAAAAAAGTTTGGGACTCAATCGTGGCAAAATTCTTATAGCGCTAATAAGATAGGGTGGTGTTGGGAGACTACATCACCCGGTACTAACTATGAAAACAATACCGGACGCGATTACAGATATAAAAGAGTTTATTAGAAAAGTAATTGATAAACCTTTATCATGGATGGAATCGTTAGGTAGTTGGATGAATACCTATGCCTGGAATAAAAGATGGAAAAATAGAAAAGATGGATACGGATACAAAAATGAAGATTTGTAAAAACTGTAACCACAAATGTCATTGTAATGATGGATTACATGCAGATGAATATGGTTTGTGTACCTGTGAGGAGTGTAAATGTTAACAGGAGATATTGATGAACTATTATATGACTATAATACTTATCGTATTAATTATTTTGTTGGGAATCTTTGGAGGACCAGCTAATTATGGCGCTTAAAATTTCGGAATCCGCTTCTGTACAGATGCCTATGAAGACGGTTGCTAGCCTGATCGTCCTCGTCGCAATGGGCGTCTTCGCTTATACCGAGCTAACTTCAAGGTTAGTATCGTTAGAAACATCGCGGGAGCTGATGAAAGCTGATTTACTAAAGGCTTCAGATCAGAAACCTGTGGATCAGGAACAGCTGATGTTGTTGGAGGATCTTTATAAGACTACCGAGAAGATAGAAAAAAGGATTGAGGATATGATGCACAACAAAGTCAACATACAATTTTTACAAAAACAAATGGAAAAAGTATTAACAGATGTTGAAGTATTAAAAGATAAGGTAAGAGCAAATGGAAAGAATTACTAGAAAAATATTAGATTACATTACAGAAATGCAACGCACAACAAAGCAAATGCGATACGTTAAAGATCTTAAAAAAGAAGTAGAAATTAATGGTACGGGTACACATAAGTACAGAATTAAATACGGACCTAACAAAGGTAAGGTATTATGATCGAGCACATTGTAGCCCTTCTAATGTTTATAGGACCTGATATCAAAGAGCATAGAATACAAGTTGATCCAGATACAGGAAAACCCTCAATGTCAGTGTGTTTAAAGCATAAGCGTGAGGCTACTAGAGTCCCTGCACCTAATGTGCAATACAAATGTATCAAATCTAAAGCAAAATTAGAAAAAAATATAGATGGATCTTACTCCATTAAATCTTTAATATTAGAGTAATGGAACCTATCTGTTATATTTTCATCATGCTTTGGCTGATGGGCCAATCATGAAGAAGCCCAACAAAAAAAGAAATCCTTTTGCAAAACAATTAAGACACTTTACTTCCAAAACATTTAAAGATAAAAAGAAATATGACAGAAAAAAACTGGCAGCAAAAAGTATTAGAGACTGAAATTGTGTCAGGACATTGTCCTGAATGTGAGATGTATACTATACTTGTTGGACTTCATAGATCTTTCTACAGATGCACAAACTGCGGTTTTGATGTTGAGCAAAAAGTTAACGGTGTGATTAAATATATGAGAATAGATAAAGATTCAAAGATGACACTAGTTGACGATGGCCAAGATTAAAGGATTTTTAAATAAAGTAGTACACGAACCACTCTTTCACAAGACATCAATAGGGCGTAGGCCCAGTCTACAAAAGATGAATAAACATAAGAGACGTGTGTTTAAATTATACCGAGGACAAGGGAGATAGTTTAGAATAATTCTAAAGTAACATTATGAAATTTATATTAGTATTTACAATTTGTACACAAATGTATCAAAATTGTTTACCACCTACACCAACTCAAGACATTTATAATTCACATTTTGATTGTGCAACTTCAGGTTATGAAATAGCAAGAGAGATGATGAATCAAATGGGGCAAGATCGTGTCAATAATGACATAATTGTGATTGGGTTTAAGTGTAAACCTAAAATGGACATATAATGTTGCCGTGAACTAGAAGCGTTCACGGCAAACAAAAGGTGTGAGAAGAGATCACCAGAATATAATAAATAAATAATCATTGCAACTATTATTATTTTACGATATATTCCCAGTTTAATGTATAGAAAAATAGCTAAAAGAAAGGATAATAATGCGATATACATATAAGGTGAGAGAGTTAGGTAAAGACATTGTAGATGAAAAAACCAACGAAGTAGGTAAAGATGTTGGAGCTTCAGAAGAAATGCAAGCTATGTCTTTTAAAAAATTAAGAGCTAAACTTGATCATAAAAAA